TGACCCTCTAGACCTTATGGGTAGAATGGCAAGACTATTAGACGATCAAAATGTACCTGAAGAAGGTAGATGGTTCGTTGCAGGTCCTGACTTCTACGAAGTGCTAGGAAGCTCTAGTTCTAAATTGTTATCAGTAGATTACAATGCAGGACAAGGCTCTATTAGAAACGGATTAGTTTCTAGTGGTAAACTTCGTGGTTTTGACATGTACAAGTCAAACAACATAGCTGACACATCTAATGCTGCCGGTAAATGTTTGGCAGGTCACATATCATCTACTGCGACTGCAAACACAATTCTTTCAACAGAAGTGTTGAGAGACCCAACATCGTTTGGTGACATTGTGAGAGGTCTTCATGTGTTTGGTGCGAAAGTACTAAGAGATGAAGCTCTAGTTGGTGCATTCTACGGAATAGACTAACATCTAAGTGGGGGGAGTTTTCGGACTCCTCCTCTTTTTTAACCCATAAAATTTAGAGGTAAACAATATGGCAATAGTAAATATAAGAGATACTGGTCGTAACTCAGCAAGAGTAGGCGATGTACGTGAACTCGCAACTAAAGTCCAGAAGCCCTCAGACACAGAAGCAATAACTGCAGCTAATACAATTACAGCAGCCGAATCAGGCACTCGTTTTGTTATGAATACTGCAACAGCTAGAATACAAACTCTACCTTCTCCCGCAGCAGGTTTAGAGTATTGGTTTTATGTCGGAGCAACTGAACCCACAGGTACGCATACAATAGTAACAGCATCTAGTGCTAATATTATTGTAGGTAACGTATCTTCTCCGGAAGATGCAGCAGGAAGCGTAGCTACAGTAACAGATGCAGATACTATTTCATTAGTAGCTAGTAAAGCTGTACATGGAGATTATGTCCACGTATGGTCTGATGGTACTAATTGGTATCTTGATGGACAATGTAAAGTTCAAGACGGAATTACTACAACTCAAGCGGGTTAGTAATGTCTAAAATTTGGAGGAGTCTATTTGGACTTCTCCTCTTTTTATTAAAATAGAGGATACACTATGTGGGATTATAATAAATGGATAACTAACCATTACAACACAAAAATTGTTGGCAAATGGTTTAAAGAAGAACCTAAAAAAACAAAAGAAATTAAAAAAGAAGAAAAGTAAATGGCAACAACATTTTTAAGTTTAACAAATGAGTTGTTACGAGAATCAAATGAAGTTGTACTAACTTCAGCAACTTTTTCTGATGCTATTGGTATACAAGGTTATGCCAAAGATTGTATTGGTAGAAGTTATAATGAGATAGTAATGGCAGAACCGCAATGGTCTTTCTTAGCCACAGGAGAAAGTGGAGCAACTGATCCGTTCTATGGTAATGTATATGTAGAAACTGTAGCAGGAACAAGATGGTATGAATTAAAAGCTTCCAGTTCCAGTATTACAGAAGATTATGGTTCAGTAGATTGGGATAACTTTTATTTAACTACTATAGGTGTAAGTGGAGCAAGTGCTCCTTATACTAGTCAAAATTTAAAGTTTGTTACAACTGAAGAATGGAAAGATCATTTAAGAGAATCTGAAAACGAAGACGATGCTAATGCACAGAACTGGGGAGAACCTAAGTTTGTTATTAGAAGTCCTGATGCTAGAAAGTTTGGAATAAGTCCTATACCTGATAAAGTTTACAGGGTTTGGTTCTTTGCTTGGGATTTACCTACAGCTTTAAGTGCTTATGGAGATACTATAGTTTTTCCTGACATGTATGTTCCAGTATTGACAGCACGAGCACGTTATCATTTTTGGCAATTTAAAGATAATCCACAAGCAGCAGCCTTTGCTTTGGAAGATTATAAAAAAGGACTTAAACATATGCGTTCTAATTTAATGAATTCAGCACCTAAATACATGTCAACGGATCATATTTAATGGCAGCATCACAACCATACGCACTAAGTTGTCAAGGAGGCTTAAATAAGATAGCAAGTCAGCTTGAATTATTACGTACTCCGGGAGAGGCAACAAAGCTAACAAACTTTGAAGTTTCTACAAAAGGAGGCTATAAAAGAATTAATGGTTATACTCAATTTGGAGATGGAACTAGACCTAATAGTTCTAATGCAATACTTGGTTTATATGTGTATGCAGATGGAGTAATTGCTTGTTCAGGTACTAATATATATTTTAGCCAAGATGGTGATAGTTGGTTACAGATTAATAAAGCCAGTGTTGATGCAAATGGAGATAATTACAGTACTTTTGGTGGACGTAGTGCTGCAGCTAGAACCTCACAAGGTCAAGCAAACTTTGCAGTCTATGAAGGTGATACAGATTATGGTGAACTGATAATAACAGATAGAGGTTCAGGAGTTAAGCCTTTCTATTTTAAAATGACAGGCACAGGCGATTTAGATACTAGAACCTTTTTTGCCAAAGTAATAACAGTTAGTGGAAGTGTCTATCCTAAGTATTGTGTTATACATGATAAACACTTAGTTGTAGCAGGAGCAGGAACGGCTGAAAATACTATCTACTATAGTGGTACTAGTGATATAGATGATTTTAGTTCTAGTGGATCAGGAAGTATTAAACTTGATGATCAAGTTGTAGGTTTAAAAAGTTTTAGAGATGATTTAATTATATTTTGTAAAAATAGTATATATAAATTAGTTAATATAAATAATTCATCTACGATTGCAATAGTACCTATTACTAAGAATATCGGTTGCTTGGATGGAGCTAGTATTCAAGAAATAGGTGGACAACTACTCTTCTTAGCTCCGGATGGTATTCGTACTGTTGCAGGAACAGCAAGAATTGGTGACGTAGAACTTAGTTCGTTAAGTCGTAAGATACAACCTATTATAGGTGATATAGCTTCAAATATTAATTCTTATAATATAAGCAGTATTGTACTTAGAAAAAAATCACAATATAGATTATTTTATGGGTCATCAGGAACAGCCACAGCAGTTTCAGAAGGACTTATAGGAACATTAAGAATATCACCAGAAGGAGGAAGCGGTTTTGAATGGTCAGAAACAAAAGGTATTCAAGCGAGTGGAGCACTAACAGCAGGATTTAATTCAAATGGTATCGAAAAAACTTATCATGGAGATTATGCAGGATATGTTTACAACCACGATACAGGCAATGAGTTTAATCCGGCAGGAATAGCTACAAATATTGATGCAGATTATACTACACCTAATATGGATTTTGGAGATTTAGGAACTAGAAAAACTCTTAAATATGTTAAAATATCAGTTAAACCAGAAGGCTCAGTACAACCATCGTTAAAAGTTCGCTATGATTATGAAGATAAGAATATACCACAGCCGGGCACTTATACATTAGACTCTATTCCAGAATCAGCCATGTTTGGATCAGGAGTTTTTAATTCAGTTACTTTTGGGGCAAGTGAGAATCCGATGGTGAGACAAGCAGTACAAGGTACTGGCACAACAACTAATTTTAAAATATTCAGTAATGATCAAAATGGACCATATACAATAAATGGTTTGTATATAAACTATGAACCTTTAGGCAGGAGATAAATAAATGACTCAAACATATACACGACAAAGTTCTTTTAGTGATGGAGACACTATTACAGCATCGTTGTTTAATGACGAATACAATCAACTTGTAAATGCTTTTGCATACTCAACTACTTCGTCTTCAACAGGACACCAACATGATGGTAGTACAGCAGAAGGTGGTAATATCCACACAATAGGAGATTTAGATTTCCTTAATAAAATAGTTGCAGATAGTACAAATAACCGATGGGGAGTATTTGTAGAAGTATCTTCAGCAGCAGTAGAACAAATTAGAATACAAGACGGAGCTATTGTACCAGTAACAGATAACGATATAGATTTAGGTACAAGCTCAGTAGAATTTAAAGACCTTTTCATAGATGGTACTGCGCACATTGATACACTTGACGTAGATGTAAATGGTACAGTAGCAGGAACTTTTGGAGTTACAGGAGCTACTACGCTATCAAGTACTCTAGCAGTTACAGGAGCTGTCACAGGTTCTAGTACAATTCAAGGAACAACAATCACAGCTACTACAGCTTTTGTTCCAGATGCTTCAGACGGAGCAGCTTTAGGAACTAGCTCTTTAGAGTTCTCAGATTTATTCTTAGCTGATGGTGCAGTTATAAACTTTGGTGATGACCAAGATGTTTCTTTAACTCACGTAGCTGACACAGGCTTACTTCTTTCAAGTACCGACCAATTACAATTCGGTGATTCAGGTACTTATATTCATCAATCTGCTGATGGTGTCTTAGACTTAGTATCAGACACAGAGATTGAAATTAATGCAACCACTATAGATATTAATGGTGCTGCTGATGTATCAGGAAACTTAGCAGTTGGTGGAAACTTAACAGTTACTGGTAACGCTACAATCTCAGGTAACTTAACCTTTGGTGATGCAGCTTCAGATACTGTAGCATTTAGTGCAGACGTAGCTTCTAACTTATTACCAAGTGCTGATAATACTTATGATATTGGTGCTTCAGGTTCTGAGTGGAAAGATTTATATTTAGATGGCACAGCTAACATAGATAGCTTAGTTGCAGATACTGCTGATATTAATGGTGGTACAGTTGATGGTGCTATTATTGGTGGTTCAAGTGCAGCAGCTATTACAGGTACAGCTATTACAGGTACAAGTTTTGTAATAGGTTCAGCAGATATATCAGAAGCAGAATTAGAAACAATTGATGGAGTTACAGCAGGAACTGTTGCAGCTTCTAAAGCAGTTGTAGTAGATAGTAATAAAGACATTGGAAGTTTTAGAAACATTACACTTACAGGAGAACTTGATGCAGGTTCATTAGATGTAAGTGGTGATGCAGATATTGATGGTACTCTTGAAGCTGACGCAATAACTGTAGACGGAACAGCTTTAAATGAATATATAGCTGATACAGTTGGAGCAATGGTCAGTTCAAATACAGAAACTGACATTACAGTTACTTATGATGATAGTGATAATACACTAGACTTTGTTGTAGGAAACATAACAGGAACAGCAGCATTAGCTACAAGTGTTACAGCTACAGCTAATAACTCAACAGACGAAACAGTTTATCCTACATTTATAGATGGAGCAACAGGAACACAAGGAATTGAAACAGATACAGGATTTACATATAATCCTTCAAGCGGATTACTTACAATAAGTGGAGAGTTAGATGCAGGAAGCCTAGACATCTCTGGAGACATAGACGTAGACGGCACAGCAAATCTAGATGTCGTGGACATTGATGGTGCGGTTGATATGGCTTCTACACTACAAGTAGACGGAGCTATTACAGGTTCAAGCACAATCAATGGCGTAGGTATTAAATACAATATAGCAGACTTTTCTCAAAGTTTACTTATTAGTAATGATGCTGGTACAGGCACTTTATCTAGTGCTTCAAATAACACAGGTCTAGGACATGAAGTATTTGATGATTTAACATCTGGTGACCAAAATACAGGCGTAGGTTCTTTAGCATTAACTAAATTAACTACAGGCGGAAATAACACAGGTATAGGAACAGTTGCTCTTACTGCTTTAACAACAGGTAGTTCTAATACAGCAGTAGGTGATAATAGTTTAGCAGCTAATACTACAGCTTCTAATAATACCGCAGTTGGAGCAAGTGCTTTAGTAGCAAACACTACAGGAACACAACAGGTCGCTGTCGGAACATCAGCTTTAGCGATTAATACCACAGGCTCAAACAATACCGCTGTGGGTTATCAAGCTTTAGATGCTAATACCACAGCCGATAGTAAT